ATGGAGATGATCACGTCAGATATAGTGGAAAAACTTACCACAGAAAGAACGGTAAAATAAAGTATAACGGAAAGTGGCACGAAGAGGGGAGCAAAGCGTTTCCTTGGGAAAAAGCTGCTTATAAAAAATAGTAACATGGGATATAAAATGAAAGGCTGTATGTACTCTAAAAAATCACCTTTAAAACAAAAGAAAAAAACAGTTGTAGGTGAAAACACTGATGAGTTAAAAAGAGATAAAAAAGGTAATAGCTATGCATTAAACATGTATGACCAAGCTGATGGTATAAATAAAGGTGACACTATATTTGCTCCTGATTACAAGATACCAACTAGCTATGGTTATATAGAGGGTGGAGATTATGACGCTACGGAAACTAAAAGTAGTAAAAAAAGAAAGAAAGGACCTAGATCTTACAATATAAAAACAAAATAATATGACGTTTAAAATGAAAGGGTTTTTATACCCAGGGAAATCCCCGTTAAAACAACAAGGACCTATACCTGAAAAAAATCCAGATTTAATGAAAGGTGAAATGGAAGGAACGTGGGTTTACAAGGGTAAAGATAAAAACGAAAGAATTATTGATTTAGAAGATAGAGCTGAGTTTGCTTCAAGCGATGCTGAAGGTGCTGAGGGCAAAGAAAAGAAGAAACACTTGGCTAATGCTAAAAAACTTCAACACGAGGCTGATATTATTAGAAACAGAAAGCCAGATAAAAAACAAAAGTAATGAGTATATTAACAAAAATATTTTCTTCTGGAGCAACAGAGCTTATAAAGGGTGTTGGTGGTGTTATAGACAATCTACACACGTCGAAGGAAGAAAAGCTAGCTGCTGAACTTAAGGTTAAAGAGCTTATAGCTAGTTACGAGGCTGAAATGCAAAAACAAGTTACAGAAAGATGGAAGATGGACATGCAGTCAGACTCTTGGCTGTCCAAAAATATAAGACCATTAGTATTAATTTTTTTAGTAGTATCAACAGTGTTATTAGTTTTTATAGACGCTGGTGTTATAGCTTTTGAAGTTAAAGCTTCTTGGGTAGACTTATTACAATTAGTATTAATAACCGTGATCGGTGCCTACTTCGGAGGACGTTCACTTGAAAAAGTAAAAAAATAAATTATGGCAACAAATTACAACTTTGATCCGTTAGGATCTATGGGTAGCGTTTATACTGACGCTAATAGCGCTGTTATACCGCCGCAGGGAATGGTTATTACAGCTATACAATTTTTAGCAGACAATATATTAACTGAGTTACTAGCAGAACAACACCCAGCTGGCGTAGCCGCTGGACCAAAGTATATTAGTACAACTGTCGCTCATGCGGCTGGTGACGCTAGTCAAGCTTGTGGTAATGGTAATTCAGTTGGGCCAACAATAACAATGACTGGTACTAATGCAGCTGTTAAAGTAGGACAAAGAGTTACAACAGCAACACCAAGCGCTACATTTCCATCTCACCACGATTATGCCACAGGTATTGACCCTGTTTTTATTACAGCAATATCAGCTAACGGTTTAGTTTTAACACTATCTAGAAACGTTGCACTTTCTAATGGTACTAACATGGAGTTTTCAGCTCCTCTTGGCACTGGTCACGGTGGTATAGAAACTGACAATGCTGTTTTTCCAAAAGGTTTAACTATATATGGTAGATGGACAAGCGTTAAAGCTACACCTGATGCAAATGGTGGTATAATCTGTTACTTCGGAGTTTAATGTTAGGCTTAAGTTTAAATGGACAAGCTTCACGCTCTTCAGCCGTAGTTATAGAAGATTATTTATGGTCTTCCGTGACAGCTGGCGAAATAACACCTAGATTTAGTGACGTTAGACTAAGCAATGTTCAAGACTTTAATGATGCTTGGGATATAGGCGAAGTAGGTAATTCCACTGGTGGTGACGCTGGTGGAGGGATGTTTAGTACTGCTTCAAGAAATCACATGATGCCAGCAACAGACCCAAACCCAAATTACTTTTCTGATGACGAAGGTTATTGGGTTGTTACAGAGGCAAACAACTTAGCGATGACTGATGCTGAGGACATGAGGGTTGGTCAAGACGGGGATAGTGATACAGAGTTGACACCAATAGCTGTAGGAAACTTCCCTATTGGAGATGGAAATTACGTATAAAAATAAATAAAAAAATAAGATATGGCAACACCAAGTGTAGTACCTAGAGCCGACGGCGAGGGTAAAATAGGAACATCAATAAAAAGATGGTCTGAAGGTCACTATGACCAGTTAGAGTTAGGACATCCAACTAGACCTATAACAGGTTACGAGTCTTTTATAATATGCGCGTCAGACGAAACAACAGCTATAACAACTGGAGATGACAAAGTTAGGTTTACAATGCCTTACTCATTTCACGTAGAGGAAATAAAAGCAACACTAAGCGCGACTAGTACTAGTGGTAATGTTACTGTTCAGGTTACTGAAAACGGTGCTGCAAATAACATAACATCAGCGGCTATATCAATAACTGCAGGCGCGGTATTAGGAACTACTACTACTTTTGGTAGTGGCGGTGGAACAAATCCAGATGCAAATATACCAGAGGATGCTGTTGTAGGTGTAAATATAGATGGCGCTGGAACAGCTGCTAAAGGTTTAAAAGTAATGATAATAGGATACAGAAGTAATCACACTTTATAATGAGTAATATAATTATAAATCCATTTGCTTTTGGTGGCTTTCACAACACCACAACTAACACTCAATCATTTTCGTTTGATGGGGCGGGTGATTTTCTCTCTCGTGCAGATGATAATAACTGGGATTTTATAGATGGCAGTGCTACTGGCACCGATAACGAGAAGCATAGTTTTTCTTTTTGGATGAAGAGAAACGTGGCTAATGGTACTTATGGTATAATTTCAAAATATAGCGGAGGTGCTAATAATTCTTATAGACATTTCTACCACACCAGTGGGAGTGGTGGTTTATTCTTAGATACTTATCAGGGGTCTGGTAGTGCTTACAAAAGAAGAGTTATTGAAAATCAATTTAACACCAATTGGGAGCATCACGTTTGGGTTCACGATGGAAATCCTACAGGTTGGAAACTTTACATAAATGGAGTTCTACAAACTGACACTAATAATACGGGTGGTACTGGTGGTGAAATGGTTGATACAGCTGCTGCTGTTTATATTGGAAAAGCAAGTGGCTTGTCTGATTTAGCTGGTAAGATGTGTCAGTTCATGGCTTGGAAAGGTATTGAGTTAGACCAAGCAGCAGCGACATATCTGTATGCCGGCGGTACAGCAATGAGAAACCCAACGTTAGCAGGTAATCAAGGAACTGGAGTTTACACACAAACACAAGCAGACGGTTTGTTAGTTTGGTTACCCATGGACGATGCTAATGGTGCTGATGATCACTCGGGGTCAACTCATGGAACACATAATTTTACAAAAAACGGTAACTGTGACGTTACAACAGGAGCGGGTAACGTACCATTCTAATAAGTTATCTACAATACGTGTAACTATATAGTTACAAAATAAACTTAAATTAAATATAATGTCAAAAAACACAAGTAAAATGATAAAAGAACTTAAAGGTATTAAACCTGAAATTATCAAAAAAGAAGAATTAACTAGATTAAGAGAAATAGTTGGGGCTATAAACGAAAACAAAATGGGCATAGGAACGCTTGAAGCCCAAAAACATAGTCTAATACACCAGTTAGCTGCGATAAACGAAAGATTAACAGTTATGCAAGATGAACTAATGAAAGAGTATGGTACTCTAGATATAGACATAAACACTGGTGAAATAAAATATAATGAAAATGACGAAGCTAATAAGAAAGATTAGTATAGGTAAAGACTACAAAAATGATGCTATGCATTATGCTGTTGGTCAAGAAGTATACGGTGGACATAAAATATGTGATATAGTAGAAGAGGAAACTAAGTTTTCTGTTTACATAACAAAAAACAAAGAGGTTTTACCTTGGAAAGACTTCAACAAGAACATGGCTGTATCTGTAGAGTATAACTTACAATATTAAAAATTATGGCATATAAACAAGCAGGGTGGTCTCCATTTACAAAGCTAGATGATAAGGCTAGAAAGAAAGAAATAAAAACTTTCATAAAAAACAACATGGATAAAATGTCTGACGCTGAAATGATGAAAGCTGTTAGATCAAAATCTGATAATAAGACTGAGTACAATTGGAACGTTAAAACCAAAGAAGTAGAAGCTCATGATTTATAATGAAAAGCGTTTATAACTTTGTTGTTGAGCCTATTGGTGGTAGATATAATAATACTAAAAATGTTGGTGATTCTGAATTGATATTAAACACAGAAATGTACAATCACAAGTATGTTAATAGAGAAGCCAAAGTATTATCATCGCCTATAATAACTAATAGTAATATAAAAGTTGGTGATAAGGTTATATTACATCACAATGTTTTTAGAAGGTGGGAAAATCAGTATGGTGAAGAGAAAAACAGCAGAAGCTATTTTGAAGAAAATAAATATTTTGTAAATGAAGATCAAATATTTTTGTACAAAAGAAATAAAGATTGGATAGCACCAAAAGAATATTGTTTTATAAAACCAATCAAAAGCATAGACAACTACGATAATAACAGTGAAAGACCTTGTATAGGTATAGTTAAGTATTCTGTAGAAAAAAGTTTAATTGGTTGTTTAGTTGGTTTTCACCCTGGTTCTGAATACGAGTTTGTTGTGGACGGACAAAGACTATATAGAGTTTTATCAAATTTAATTACAATAAAATATGAATATCAAGGAAACGAAGAAGAATATAATCCTAGCTGGGCAGAAAGCAGTTGAAGAGCTAATTAAAGTAGCTAAAGAAGCAATCGTTGATTCAGACGATGATATATCAGCAGATAGACTTAAAAATGCAGCTGCGACAAAGAAACTCGCTATATTTGATGCATTTGAAATACTTAACAGAATCCAAGAAGAAGAAAGCTTACTTGAAGGTAGATCACCTGAGAAAAACAAAGAGCAAGTCTTTAAGGGTTTCGCAGAAGGTAGATCAAAATGAAGTACGAGCAAACACTAGTAAAAACGATAGATCCTGTTAAAAAAACAACAATAAGCAGGCTTAATAAAAACAAAAAATGGGAATATGGATACAATAAAGAGCATGATATCGTGGTTATCTCTAAAACTGGAAAAATTGGACAAGTGGTGGAGATTCAAAATTTGCGAATTGGGTTGCCGCTTGAACCGAAAACAGTGTACGTGCACCCTAAAAACAAATGGGTAAAATTAGATCAACCACAAGAATTAAGTAGGTTAAAAAATATATTCGACTGGAGAAGTTATCCTGAAGAGCAAAAAGAGCAGTGGTTTGATTACATAGACGAAGAGTTCAAGAGAAGAGACGAAGGTTTTTGGTTTACTAACAATGGTAAGCCAACATACATAACAGGCGCTCACTATATGTATTTGCAGTGGAGTAAGATAGATGTAGGCGCACCGGATTTTAGAGAGGCAAATAGATTGTTCTTTATATTTTGGGAAGCTTGTAAAGCAGATAAAAGATGTTATGGGATGTGCTATCTTAAAAACAGACGTTCTGGATTTTCTTTTATGTCGTCAGCCGAAGCGGTTAATCAAGCCACTATATCAAGTGATAGTAGATATGGTATATTATCAAAAAGTGGAGCTGATGCTAAAAAAATGTTTACAGACAAGGTAGTACCTATTAGTATAAACTATCCATTTTTCTTTAAACCTATTCAAGATGGTATGGACCGTCCTAAATCCGAGCTCGCTTATCGTGTACCTGCTAGTAAGTTTACTAGAAAAAAGATAACAACAAACGAAAAGCTAGAGAATATAAAAGGCTTAGATACAACTATAGATTGGAAAAATACTGGAGACAATAGTTATGACGGTGAAAAACTAGCGTTACTAGTACATGATGAAAGTGGTAAGTGGGAAAGACCTGACAATATATTAAACAACTGGAGAGTTACAAAAACATGTTTACGATTAGGTAGTAGAATTATAGGTAAGTGCATGATGGGTTCAACATCTAACGCTTTAGATAAAGGAGGCGATAACTTTAAAAAACTATACAATGCAAGCGATGTCTCAAAAAGAAATAGAAATGGTCAGACAAAGTCTGGTTTATACTCTTTGTTTATCCCAATGGAATGGAACTACGAAGGATTTATTGATGAGCACGGAGTTCCAGTTTTCACTACTCCTGATGTCGACGTGTTTGCCCCAGACGGTGAACTGATAGATGTAGGCGTAATAGATAACTGGCAAAACGAGGCTGATGGTTTGAAGGGTGATCCGGATGCTTTAAATGAGTTTTACCGTCAATTTCCTCGAACTACAGAGCACGCTTTTAGAGATGAGGCAAAAAACAGTATATTTAATTTAACAAAAATATACGAGCAGATAGATTACAACGAAGAGCTTGGTAGAAGTTTGGGTATAACAAAAGGTAATTTTCAGTGGGTAAACGGGGTAAAGGACTCTAGGGTTATATTTTATCCAGACATAAATGGTAGGTTTAACATATCTTGGGTTCCACCTCAACCAATACAAAACAATGTAGTTATAAAAAATGGTATACGATACCCTGGAAACGAGCATGTTGGTGCTTTTGGTTGTGATAGTTACGATATCAGTGGTACTGTAGATGGTCAAGGTTCAAAAGGAGCACTACACGGATTAACAAAATTCTCCATGGAAGACGCTCCGGCTAATAGTTTTTTTCTTGAATACTTAGCTAGACCGCAAACAGCTGATATGTTTTTTGAGGATGTTTTAATGGCTTGTGTTTTTTATGGCATGCCTTTGTTAGCTGAAAATAATAAACCAAGATTATTGTATTACTTTAGAAGAAGAGGTTATAGAGGTTTTAGTATGAACAGACCTGATAAAGTTTGGAACAAGCTATCTGTAGCGGAAAAAGAAGTAGGTGGAATACCAAACTCTAGTGAAGACATTAAGCAGGCTCATGCCGCTGCTATCGAGATGTATATACAAGATCACGTTGGTATGAAGCAAGATGGGACACATGGTGGTATGTATTTTAACGTAACACTTAACGACTGGAGTAGGTTTGATATAAATAGAAGAACCAAGTATGACGCTTCTATAAGTTCTGGTTTAGCTATAATGGCTTGTAACAGACATTTGTACAGACCTAACCCAAGATTAGAAAAACAAGAGTTAAACTTAAATATTTCTAAGTATAACAACAAGGGAGTAAATTCAAAAATAATTAAACGATAATATGGCTGAGTCAGTACATGCAAATTTTCCTTCACAAGTAGTTAGCGACCTAGAAAAATCAACTAAGGAGTATGGTTTAAAGGTAGCAAAAGCTATACAGAATGAGTGGTTCCACGGAGCTCACTCAAATAAATATCTTCATTCTCAAAACAAGTTTCACAATTTAAGACTTTATGCTAGAGGAGAACAATCAATACAAAAATATAAAGATGAGTTATCTATTAATGGTGACTTAAGCTACTTAAACTTAGACTGGACACCAGTACCTATTATATCTAAATTTGTAGATATAGTTGTGAATGGTATGGCTCAAAGAACTTTTGATTTGAAATGTTATTCTCAAGATCAATATGGTGTTAGCAAAAGAACTGAGTACATGGAGACTATCATGCGAGACATGAGAACTAAGCAGTTTAACGAGACAGCAAAGCAACAGTTAAACATGGATCTTTATAAGTCTGATCCAGACAAACTACCAGAAACAGAAGAAGAACTAGCATTACACATGCAGTTAACATATAAACAGCAGGTTGAGTTAGCTAACGAGCAGGCTATAAATACATTGTTAGAAGGTAGTAGGCATGAGCTTATAAACAGAAGAGTTTTGCAAGACTTAACTGTATTAGGCATAGGGGCAACTAAAACGTCATTTAACTGGTCAGAAGGTGCTAAAGTAGAATATGTTGATCCCGCTAATTTAGTTTATTCTTACACTGAGTCACCTTATTTTGAAGACATATATTATGTTGGTGAGGTTAAGACTATACCTATAAACGAGTTAGTTAAAGAGTTTCCTCACTTAAACCACGATGATTTATTAAAAATAAACAAAACAGCAAAAAGAGGTACTAACAGGTATGCTGCAACATCTACTAATGATATAAATAAAGTTCAAGTTCTTTACTTTAATTATAAAACGTACATGCACGATACTTATAAGGTTAAGACTAACAACGCTGGTGGTCAAAAAGCTATAGCTAAAGAGGATACTTTTAAACCACCAAAAGACGCTACGGATTATTCTAGAATACAACAGGTTATGGAGTGTTTATACGAAGGCGCTATGATACTTGGTACAAACAAGTTGATAAAATGGGAGAAAGCTAAAAACATGATGCGTGATAAGAGTGATTTTAACAAGGTTAGAACTAACTACTCTATAGTTGCGCCTAGAATGTATAATGGTAAGATAGAATCACTTGTAAGCAGAATAACAGGTTTTGCTGATATGATACAGCTTACTCACCTAAAAATACAACAGGTATTATCTAGAATGACTCCTGATGGTGTTTATTTAGATGTAGATGGTTTAGCTGAGATAGATCTTGGTAACGGAACAAACTACAACCCGCAAGAAGCTTTAAATATGTTCTTTCAAACAGGTTCAATACTAGGTAGGTCAATGACTCAAGATGGTGATCAAAATCCTGGAGCTGTTCCTATAAAAGAAATTAATAACGGTCAAGGCGCTGGTAACAAACTACAGGCTCTTATAGGTAACTACAACTATTACTTACAGATGATAAGAGATGTAACCGGACTTAATGAGGCTGCTAGCGACACACCGGCTGTAGACTCTTTAGTTGGCATACAAAAGATGGCGGCCGCAAACTCAAACACCGCTACAAGGCATATACTTCAAGCAAATCTATTCTTAACAGCAGAAACTTGCGAAGCCTTGTCCCTTAGAATATCTGACATACTAGAATACTCTCCAACAAAGGACGCATTCATACAGGCTATCGGCGCTCACAACATAGCGACTTTAGAAGAAATGAAAGAGTTGCATTTATATGATTTTGGTATATTTTTAGAGTTAAAACCTGATGACGAAGAAAAACAAGTTTTAGAAAACAATATACAGATGGCTTTGTCACAAAAACTAATAGATCTAGATGATGCTATAGATCTTAGAGAGGTTAGAAACTTAAAGCAAGCTAATCAACTCTTAAAGCTAAAGAGAAAGAAGAAAGCTGAAAGAGACCAGAAAATGCAACAACAGAACATAGAAGCTCAAGGTAAGTCTCAACAAGAAACTCAACAAGCTGCTGCTCAAGCTGAAATAGGAAAACAACAAGAGATGAACAAGTCAGCTATGGAGTTAGAGAAAACAAAAAACCACTTAAAAATAGAGTACATGAAACAAGAGGCTATGTTAAAAAGAGAGCTAATGGATCATGAGTTCGAAATAAACATGAAGCTTAGACAAGCTGACAACCAATCAGCAATGAGTAAAGAAAAAGAAAAGGACAATAGAAAAGATCAAAGAACAAAAATACAAGCTTCTCAACAGAGTCAACTTATTGATCAAAGAAAAGGTGAAAAAGAACCTAAAAACTTTGAGTCAGCAGGTAATGATAGTATGGGTGGAGGAGTTGAGATGGGAGGATTAACAAATAACTAATTTATATTTTATATTATGGAAGAAAACAAAGACAACGTAGTTGAGGAAACTACACAAGAAAAACAAACAGAAGAGACTCCTAAGATTGATGAGTCTAAGTTTGATAGCGCTGGAGATGACAGTGTTATTAAAATTGATTTAAGTCAACCACCACCTTCTAGTAAAGAAGAGGTTGTTGAAGAAGAAGTCATTGAAGAAACAGCAGAAGTTGATTCTGTTTTAGAAGAGATATCAGAAGATTCTACCGAAGAAGAAGTTGCTGAAGTAGAAGAGCAGATTGAGGAGGTTGTAGCTGAAGCAGAAGCAACGGGTAAACCTTTACCGGAGAATATAGAAAAACTAGTAAACTTCATGGAGGAAACTGGTGGTGATTTAACAGACTACGTTAAGTTAAACGAAGACATCAATGAGATGGACGACTCGGAAGTTTTACACAATTATTATAAAGAAACAAAACCTCACTTGGAAGATGAGGAGATTAATTTTTTGTTAGAAGACAACTTCTCTTTCGATGAAGAGTCTGATGATGACAAAGATATTAGAAAGAAAAAAATAGCGTTAAAAGAGCAAGTTGCCAACGCTAAAGCTCACTTGGAAGAGCGTAAATCCAAATACTATGAGGAAATCAAGGCTGGAAGCAAACTTACGGGCGAGCAACAGAAAGCAATTGATTTTTTCAACCGTTACGAAAAAGAGTCTGAACAAGCGATGGAAGTTCAACAAAGTCAAGTAGATACTTTTTTAAATAAGACTAATAATCTTTTTAACGACAAATTCAAAGGTTTTGAATATAACGTCGGTGAAAAAAAGTATAGGTTTAATGTTAACAATAGAAACGAAGTAAAAGACAACCAAAGTGACATCAACAATTTTGTCAAAAAGTTTTTGAACAAAGATGGTATGATGGATAACGCGGAAGGTTATCATAAGTCTCTATTTACAGCTATGAACCCTGATGTTATTGCAAACCACTTCTATGAGCAAGGTAGAGCTGATGCTATCAAAGATGGTGTATCAAAAGCCAAGAACATAGACACTAGTGCTAGAGGATCTCACAACGAGATTGAAGTTGGTGGTATGAAATATAGAATTTTAGGCGATGACTCAAACTCTTTAAAAGTAAAAATGAGAAGTAAAAAATAAATTATTAACCCATTAAAATATTAAAAAATGGCAATTACAGGCGTACCGGCTACTGGATATACTCCAGCGCCAATCAAACACGCTGTTACCCAAAACTATATTGACTTCGCTACATTAGGCGCGTCAGATGGTTGGGCACAGCAATACTTACCAGATCTTATGGAAAAAGAAGCTGAGGTTTTTGGAAACAGAACTATCTCAGGATTTCTTTCTCAAGTAGGAGCTGAAGAATCTATGACTGCTGACCAAGTTGTTTGGTCTGAGCAAGGTAGATTACACTTAGCATACACAGCAACAAGATCTGCTGATGTTGTTACAATTGTTAACGATGTTGACGGAAACGCTGTTGGTGTAAACCACGCAGTACGTGCAGGTGACATGGTTTTACTTTCTGACAATAACACTACGGTTAGAGCTTACGTTATCAACGTAGACCCAACTGCTGGTAACTATGCTGAAATTACAGTTAAACCTTATGCTACTATGGCTGGTGGTGCTGCTGCAAACATGAATGCTACTACATTAGGAACTGCTGGAATAACTTGTTTAGTTTATGGTTCTGAATATGTGAAAGGTTCTGTTGGTAGAGGCTTATCTAACGAGCCACAATTCAAATCTAGAACTAACAAACCAATCATCTTGAAAGATCAGTACAGCGTGTCTGGATCTGATGCTTCTGCGATCGGTTGGGTTGAGGTTTCTGGTGAAGATGGTCAAAATGGATACCTATGGTACTTAAAAGCTTCTGGAGATACTAGAGCTCGTTTTTCTGATTACTTAGAAATGGCGATGTTAGAGTCTCAAAAAGCTGCACAAACTATCACTGCTGCTCAGGTTGGAGCTACTGGTACTATATCTGGTACTGAAGGTTTATTCTCTGCTTTAACTACTAGAGGTAATCAAACTTCAGGTATTACTGGTGTTCCGTTAACTGATTTAGCTGAGTTTGACTTAATGTTAGCTGAGCTTGACAAAAACGGTGCAATTGAAGAGAACATGATGTTCTTAGATAGAACTACTGCTTTAGCTGTTGATGATATGTTAGCTGCTATGAATTCTTATGGTGCTGGTGGTACTTCTTTTGGAGTATTCAACAACTCTGAAGACATGGCTTTAAACTTAGGTTTCTCTGGTTTCAGAAGAGGTTCTTATGACTTCTACAAGTCTGACTTTAAATACCTTAACGACAAAGGTACAAGAGGTGGTTTAAACGATGCTATCAACAACGTTAGAGGTGTAATGATTCCTGCTGGTGTATCTTCTGTATACGATGAGCAATTAGGTAAAAACCTAAAACGTCCATTCTTACACGTGAGATACAGAGCTTCTCAAACAGATGACAGAAAGCTAAAAACTTGGACTACTGGTTCGGTTGGCGCTACTACTTCTGATTTAGATGCGATGGAAATGCACTTCTTATCTGAAAGATGTTTAGTTGTACAAGGAGCGAATAACTTCTTTATGTTAAACTAATAGTTAGTTTTTAAAAGAACCGGGGCTTCGGCCTCGGTCCTTTTTATTTTATTAATTTTATTATATATTATATTATGGCAAAAAAACAAGAAACAAAAAAAGAAAAGGTTGAATCGGTAAAAGTTGAAACTGAAACTGTTACTGTAGAAAAACCAAAACCAGTTGTAGAAAAACCTGCACCTGTTATTAAAAAACAAATAAAACCTGAATGGGAAGTAAAAGATCGTATATACGAGTTGAAAGGAGCTAGACCGTTAATGAAGGCTATTAAAACTCACAGTATATATTACTTTGACGAGAAAAAAGGTTTTGAAAGAGAATTGAAACACACTACAAATCAAAAAACTTGTTTTGTTGATGAGTTTCCAGAAGGATCTAGACAAGTGTTAGAGCACATTATATTTAGAAATGGTGTGTTAGCTGTGCCTAGAAACAAAGTAACGCTACAAAAGTTACTATCACTTTACCACCCAGATAGAGATAGATTGTGGTTTGAAGTAAATAAAGTTGAAGCAGCTAGAGAAGAAATACTAGATTTAGACCTGCAGTTAGATGCGATGAATATAGCTAGAGACATGGAGATTGATGACGCTGAAGCTATACTTAGAGCTGAGAAAGGTTCTATGGTGTCTAAGTTGAGTTCTAAGGAGCTTAAAAGAGATTTGCTTATATTTGCTAGAGAAAACGCACGTCTGTTTATAGAGTTAGCCTCTGACGACAACGTTTACTTGAGAAATATTGGTGTTAAAGCTGTTGAGGGAGGTATACTAAGATTATCTCCAGACAATAGAGCTTTTTACTGGGGTTCTAATGATAGAAAACTATTTGTAGTTCCTTTTGATGAGCATCCTTACTCAGCGTTAGCCGCTTGGTTTAAAACTGACGAAGGCATGGAAGTATTCAAAAGTATTGAAAAAAGGTTAAATTAATTACCTTTCATATTCCCCGGTGATTTTAAAGTCACTGGGGTTTTATGAAATAAACTAAAAAAACATCATGGCAATAAGTGTAGATACAGTATATCAAAGAGTGTTAGCGTTAGCTAATAAAGAACAGAGAGGTTATATAACCCCTCAAGAGTTTAACTTACTAGCTAATCAAGCTGAACTTGAAATATTTGAAATGTACTTTTATGACATGAACATAAGAGAAAGAGTAGATGTAGAGAGAGACCCGCATACTACTGAATCTGATATATCCCAATTGATAGGTTTAAAACTAAAGCCTTTCACTACTGTAGCTACCGTTACTGGTGGTGACACATTCCCCGCTGCATACATGATAGGTAGAATATTTTTCAACAATAGGCTTTGTAAAAAAGCAGATAGAAACGAAATAAGAAATATACTTGATTCAGTAAGACATAATGTTATATTAAAAAGAGATCCAATGTACTGTGAGTCTCTTACGAACGGTGATGACATAGAGGTATACGGCGCAACAAACGGTGCCAAAGCAACAACAGGTGTTACTTGTGAAGTTATAACATCGCCTACTGGCAACGTAGCTTGGGGTTATGTTGTGGTAAATGAAAAAGCTCTTTACAACGCGAACACTTCTGTTAACTTTAACCTACATGACTCTGAAGAAACAAATTTAGTTATGAAAATTGCTGAGATGGCTGGTATAGTTATAAACAAAGCTGGTTTTGCTAGTACGTTTGCTAGTAGAGATCAAAACGAATTACAAATTAAAAAACAATAAAACATGGGATTAGGATTACCAGGAGCTAATGATAGCGCTTACTATGTTGCTAATGGAGCGCATGGAGAATACCAGTATTTAACACTAGAAGATATAGTTGAAGCTTTTGTTGCGACGTATATAGGTAAAGACAAGATATGTGAAGGTGTCAATGTGTCTGACGTGCACTTCCACGCTACAAGAGCTTTGCAAGAATTAAGCTACGATACCTTAAGATCTATAAAATCTCAAGAGTTAGAAATACCACCCTCACTACAAATGTTACTACCAAGAGACTTTGTTAACTATGTTAAATTTACTTGGAGTGATTCTGGAGGAGTTGAACATGTTATATATCCTACTTCTAAAACTTCAAACCCAACAGATATTGGCTATACCGCTTCTACCGACACTTATGCTTTTACAGGTAGCGTTTTAAACTCAGACGAAGTGTCTGATACTGTTACAAACTTTAAGTCAGCTACACCTGTCGACAATCAAAACAACTCAGATGATGATGATTACGATTTATTAAATGGTCAAAGGTTTGGTTTAGACCCACAGCAAGCTCAGGTTAATGGTTCGTTTTTTATTGACTACGCTACAGGAAAAGTTCACTTTTCATCTAATATTGCTGGAAAAACTGTGATTATAAAATACATAAGCGATGGGCTTAGTACTGGATCTAAAACTGATGGTGACATGACGGACGGGGCTGCTGTTGTTCATAAGTTTGCAGAAGAGGCTATGTACAAACATATACTTTATGCTTGCTTGTTAGCTAGAAAAGACAGCTCACCACCAACATTACAGTTGATAAAAAAAGAAAGGTTTGCAGCTATTAGAAATGCAAAAATAAGATTATCAAACATTAAAATTGAAGAGATTACACAGGTACTTAGAGGTAAATCTAAAATTATAAAACACTAGAATATGGCTGAAATCAAAAGAACATTTTCTCAGAAAGGATTTATGAATAAAGATTCTGACGAGAGAATTGTCCCGCCCGGGCAATACAGAGACGCGAATAACATACAGGTTTCTACTTCTGACGGTTCTAATGTTGGTACAGCGCAATCACTACTTGGTAACATTGACGTGTCGGGGGATGTGGTTCCCGATAATTACAGTAAATGTGTTGGTGCTATTGCTAAACCAGAGTCTGATTTAATATACTATTTTGTTTTCTCAGGTGGAAACAATTATGGTAATGTTAATTTGACGCCTAATATAATGAAAGATTATATTATAGAATACAACACTAATAGTAAATCTAGTAAGTATGTTTTTGTTGACATACATAGCGTCGTTGGATCTGTTGTAGAAAACTCACCCGCACCTTACAATCACTTTATAATTGACGAATTATCTAACGCTAACATCAATGTTACTGGTGTTAGAATAGGTATGACTGTTTTTGGTACTTTCACAAACTCTACCGGTGGTAATATAGCTCACCCTATAACTGGTGCTGCTGTAGCTAACGGCGCTACATACTCTATAAGTACTTTTGATGGGGTTACTGTTACTGACATAAAACAAGAAGGAGGAGCCCCAGCTGGTTGGGAAATATGGACTAGCTTAGGTAGTGGTCTTCCCGCTACAACAGGAGATTTAATTAGATTTGTAGCTCCTAAGGTTTTAAAGTTTGGTCCTAATAATTTTATACCAGCTATAAATGTGTTAGATGATATGTTGTTTTGGACAGATAACTTAAATGAGCCTAGAAAAATAAACATAACACGCTCTCTACATGGTACTGGGGGTATAGCATACCTTCACAATGGTGGTGTAGCTGGTTTTTCCGCTGGTGCACCAACAGACTCTACTATGTCTAACATAGCAAATAACAATGATCATTTTCACACTAGGTTAGTAACCAAAGAAAATTTCCAATACAAGGTTTGTACTAACCCGGCTGGTAACAAAGCTAGATATATAGAAGAAGCTGATATCACTGTTATAAAGAGAAATCCAACAATGCCTTTAGAGTTGGAAATGTCAACTACTGAAATATCAAGAGAGAGCAGTGGTACTGCTAATCCTATATTTGCTAACTTATCGGGTGTTCCTTTTCACGATGGTACCGACCCATACACGGTTGGCCAAACGCTAACAGTTACCTTTGACTCTGTAGTTGACTTTAGAGAAGGTGATGTTTTAATATTTGTGCAAAACGATCCCGACAACGATCCTTCAAATTTTCCAACAGAAGACGCTTTGGTAAGAGCACTTGTTACATCTGGTAATACTGGTGGGCCTGCCAACGGTGGTATAACCGGCCCATATACTATAGAGATGCAAGCCGTTGACCAAACTCTTGGTAACACAGATATAAACTGGTATTGTAGATTAGAGCAAGCTAAACCTCTTTTTGAGTACAAGTTTCCTAGATTCTCTTACAGATGGAAGTACGTTGATGGTGAATACTCTACTTTTGCACCTTGGTCAGAGATAGCTTTTTTACCTGGAGATTTTGATTACCTACCTAAAAAAGGTTTTAACCTTGGTATGACCAATAACGTTAGATCGTTAAAACTTAAAAGATATTTTCAAGAGTTCAGCAATGTGCCTGGTGATGTAGTGGCTGTTGAGCTATTATATAAAGAAACAAATAAAGCAGTATGTTACACGGTTAAAGAAATAAAAAAATCAGACGGAGCTCCCCTTTGGCCAGACATGGCTGCCAACTGGAATAATAGAGGTGAATATACTATATCTTCAGAGCTGATACATGCCGCTGTTCCTGCTAACCAATTATTAAGACCTTGGGATAATGTCCCTAGAATCGCTAGAGCTCAAGAGATAACAGCTAATAGAGTTGTGTATGGTAACTACGTACAGAACTACGATATAGATGAAGCTATAGAGATTGATGTAGATTACGTTTCTACTGACATAGATAACTCTGGTAACGTTGATGGTATAGAAACACCAACACTATCCTGTAAGACTCTTAGAAACTATCAGGTTGGAGTTGTTTTTAGTGATTTTTACGGAAGAGAAACGCCAGTACAAGTACCTAAAAAAGGTGGTTCTGTAGCTATACCAAAAGGAGCTTGTATTACGTCAAACCAACTAAGGGCTCGCTTGATATCAGATCCACCTTCTTGGGCTGAAAAAATGAAGTGGTATATAAAAGAAACCTCTAACGAATATTACAACGTTGCTATGGATCGTTTTTACGATGCTGAAGATGGTAATGTTTGGATTAGTTTCCCTTCTGCTGAAAGAAATAAAATAGCAATAGATACATATTTAATACTTAAAAAACAACATGACAACCAAACAGCTGTTCTTGATAGAGCTAGATATAAATGTATAGCTGTTGAAAACGAGCCGCCTACATTTATAAAGAAGAATAGAAAATCTTATGGTATGGCTCAGGTTGATTTTACTACTGCTGGAAAACCTGAAATAGATAAAACCTTTATAATCGTTAGAAGGTCAGATTTTGAAGCAAACTTTAGTAACGCTGTTGATAAAGACGATTTAGAACTTAGAATTGGTGGTGTTGATGGTGGTACGGTTTTTACTAGTAACTTTTACGATGTAGCTGGTATAGCTCTAGGTGGTGGTACTTGGGCTAAAATAACCATAAAAGGTAAGTTTGAAAACGACGTTGCATTTGCCGCTGGCATGGACCCTAGCAATGAGATAAAATTAGAAATAGTTGAAAATCAAATAAAACATAAACCAGAGTTTGATGGAAGGTTTTTTGTTAAGATATATAAAGATTTAGTTTTAGAAAACGAACTCTTAACAGCTTTTAACGACACGTTGATTTATGCTGTTGTTGACACTATGCAGGTTGGTTATAGAAATGATCACGGTGGCTCAAACGAATCCACATGGACATCATGGAGAAACAATCACACAGGAGATCAGTACTCTACAAACAATAGGTGGTACTATGATTGTGAAGGTTCTCAAGATCAACAGAGTGGACAAACCTATGATAGCTCTCAACGTGGAGGTTGTTTTAACAGTGGTGGTGTTGGTTATTTTGAATTAGGATATTCTAATTTTAATCATAGTGGCGGTGTGTCAAGTCAGGGTAGTAAGTTTACAGTACCTTACGATAGACTTAAAAATGTTGGTGGATTAATAAGATGGTCACAAGACCCAACTCAAACTATATACACAATAGATGGTATACGTGGTAAAATTGCTTCAACTATAGGTGCTGGAATGAATTTGTTTGGCGGTGAAAGTGGTAGTAGTAGTAAGCCTTTAGTTGGTGGTGCTGGTGATACAAAGTGGAATTATAGTAACGCTACTACTGACGATGATAATCAAAAAGTTGCTTACAGAATACGTTTAGGCTCTTTCAACGGTGGTCCAAACACATGGTTTCACGGTGGACTTGATGTTTCTACAGGTCCTAACGCGCCAACAAATCATAATTGGTGTCCGCTAGCATCTGATCAGTCAACATTTAATAATATGAACGCTGCTAACGAACTTTACACAGCTACAACTTATGGTACTGGTTGTAATCACTTTGGCGGTTATACGGGTAGGTTTTTAGATGGCTGGACTGACAATTCTAAGTGTATAAGTACTATAGAGTTTTTAGAGCCATTTATAGTAACAGACACAGAGGGTGGTCAAACTTTTAGTAGTGACAATCCAGCAATATGGGAAACAGAACCTAAAGAAGATGTGGGTCTAGACATATATTACGAGGCTTCGGGATGTATACCTATAAACTTTTCACATGTTACAAATGAAGAGTTAATACCTATTGGTAGTACGTTTAGTTTTCCTGGTCACTCAGCAGTTCACACGATTTCAGCTTTAAACGATGACGTCATAACATTTACACCTTTAGCCAACATAGCGGCTGCTGACGAGTCTTCTATAGTTATAACTAGATATGATAACTCCAAGATAACAGGTGTTATAAATAAAAGTGGTGGTGTTTCTATTGGTGATCAGATAACAGGTATATATATGGGTAGATTTCCAAAAAAACACAACAACACTTCAAAGCCACAGTATGCCACACACCACCAACAGTTTTCTCTAGGGTGGTTTAACTGCTGGGCCTGGGGTAATGGTATAGAGTCTGATAGAATAAGAGATGATTTTAATGCAGCTCAAATAGATAACGGTGTAAAGGCTTCTACAACAATAGCTGAACCTTATGAAACAGAAAGAAGAGGTAGTGGTTTTATATGGTCTGGAATATACAACTCTACTAGTGGTGTTAATAGACTAAACCAATTTATACAAGCTGAACCGATAACTAAAGATTTAAACCCAGATCACGGTACTATACAAAAGCTTTTTACAAGAAACACAGATACACTTTGCTTCTGTGAAGATAAAGTGCTAACTATATCTACAAACAAAGACGCGTTATTCAATGCTGACGGCTCTTCTAATGTTTCGGCTAGCAACAACGTTTTAGGTCAAGCTATACCAATAAATGGAGAGTTTGGAATATCTACAAACCCAATGAGTTTTGCAGCAACGCCAAGCGGAGCTTATTGGTGTGATCAAATGAGAGGCCAGGTATTAGCGTTAAACGGTAAGAGTGTTATGTCTATATCTGACATTGGCATGAAAGATTACTTTAACGACGAGTTGAGGGGAAGTGCAAATTGGTTTATTGTTGGAACTTATGATGGTAAGAAAAATGAATATAACTTAACGTTTGGTAAAAAATATAACAAAACACAGTTTACTCCTACCTCACAAACAGTTAGTTACAGTGAAATGGTTAAGGGTTGGTCTAGTTTTAAGAGCTTTAAACCGGAGGTTGGTATAAGCTTAAATAACGAGTACTACACTTGGTATGAAGGGGAGATGCATCAACACCACATGGAAAACGATCTACTTGGAAACGCTCACCCTAGAAATAACTTTTACGGTCTTCAGTACTACTCTGATTTTACCGTGATATTTAATGATCAACCAGGTTCTGTTAAAAGTTTTAACACTATTAACTATGAAGGTACCCAGGCTCGTATAACACCTTTTGTAACCGCTAACGTCACTGACGCTGCTGGTAACAATTTTACTATAGGTGATAGGGAGTATTATAATTTAAACGTTAAACAAGGTTGGTATGTTGATAGTATGATAACAAACCTACAAACTACAGATGATTTAGAGTTTAAAAATAAAGAAGGCAAGTGGTTTAGTACTATAAAAGGAGAAGCCACTACATTAAGTAACTTAGACGAAACAGAGTTTAATACACAAGGTATAGGTATAGCTAATATAGTGACATCTGGAGTTAGAAACTCAACTAAAAGAGAATTTACAATAAGAGACTACAGTGGCGGTGGTTGGGATTAATAAAAACAATATAATATGGCAGACTTTATAGTACAGCAGGCTACCTCAACTCACGTCGAGGCGTCTGCTATACCAGCAGATTTTAAAGATTTAACAATAACAAACGTGGCTAATAGCGTTAACGGTGTTTTAGAGTATTCTGGTTTTGACTTAGAGGCTTCTAATTTTACTGTTGGTGGAGACGTTACTATATCAAACCCAGGTGGTTTAAGAACTATAGTTGAAGGTAGTGGTGAGGGTGACAGTTGGAACGCTAGCTCTGGTATACTAAAGGTAGAGCTAAGTGACAATGGAACCCCTGGTGATCCTTCTAACACTATAAATGCTAGAGTTCACCACACTTCTTTTACTATGCCAACTGCCGATGTTATACTTAACGTAGATTTTGATGCTGTAGCAACACCTGGTCACGGCCCAGGTAAAAGACCGGTTCATGTTATAACGCAAACAGCAGTTAGTGGTTCGGATCACGTTACAGTGGCAACACATGATATTGCTGGTATAACAGAAACATCAAAACCACACTTAGCAGATGCTGGTCATCAGGTTATTAGTCATTCTGGTTTTGTAGATGATAACGTGTCTACTCATATTAGCACAACAACAATAACAGCTGATTCAGGTTATTATTTAGTTAACAAAACTAGAGATGGTAAGGCTGCTAATGCTTTTTATAGAATCAGAAGTATTGGTGGTAAAGAAGATGCTGCTAGAGGTGGTTATATAAATCTACCTTGGAGAGATTACTGGAGCATACAAGTTTATGACACTAAAAATGCAGAGGGACAAACAACAGTAACTGAGGTAAAAACTTTCTATACACCTCCACAGGAAGAAGCTTTAAATCCAGATCCTTATCCACCAACAAATGATTTTTGTGACTGGGGTCAAGAAGTGTATATAGATTATGAGGTTGCTACTATAGCTGGTAGTAAGACTAATGCGAATATTACAGCTGCAGCTACATCTGTCTCGATATCACAAGCGGAAGAACAGGGTTCTGTAGCTTTTGAGCAGGTTATAGCCATTAATGCTAATAAACCTGGAAGAGTTCGTTTAATAGTTGTTGAGGTAGACGCTAGTAATGCTATACAAAAGTATTATAACTTCACGACAGTTAATAATGACAGCGCTGATACTATTGGTGCTTTTCAAGTTGGAACAGCTGCTAAGGATATAGTCTTTACAGCAGCGACAGGTAACAGAATATTAGAGACTGTTCGTATACCAGAAACTACTACCGATAAAATATACTCTGTTTACTTAAATGAACTAACGTCTGGTGGCGCGCCTTATTTAGATGTGCCGACTGGTCAATCTAATATTCCAGACGCTCACGGTGAAATGATATTCCATCATAGAGCAGCTGTCGCGGCAAACAAGGTTACTATAGACTCTCGTAACGTTACTAACGCAACTTATGGTGGTAGCGCTGTTAGTTTTCCACCTGGAAGACAGTTGACGGGTCCTTTACCGACAGCAAGTAGAGCTCAAAGAACAGCAACGTTTACACACACCGCTAGTGGTGGTAAGACTTTAAGTTTGACAAGACAACCTTACACTAACAATAAACAATCAACCGCACTCGGCTTAACTAATAGAGATTTTAGAGGTTGGAATCAACTTGCAACTCTATCGACAGCTGCAAACGCACTTGCAACCAGCATAGTACTAGCGGCTACAGACAACGCTATAGGTTTAAAGGTTGGTATGAAGGTATCTGACACACATTTCCCTGGAACATTGAGGAAAGATGGAACATCTGGAACACCAACTACAGCTGCTGGACAGGCTATCCCTGGTATTAGGGTCGCTAACAACACAAAAATAACAGCTATAAACGGTAGAACATTAACTATATCACCAGGTCTTGTGGCTAGCATACCAGTTGGTGACAAGCTTCAGTTTGATACCGACTATGCTTACACTGTTGACGAGGCTGTAGCTACTATAAATGGATCAAACACTGTTGTTACTACTGTGTGTAAGATAACAATAGATGCGTACGGAGAAAACACGCCAGACGGAAATATAACACTTCAACCTAACTATATAACATCAACTTAATATGGCAGCATCAGTAATGACATTTTCTAACCCACTAAACGTTTCTGTTCAAATAGGAGACACCGCTTACTACGTTCCAACAACTTCTAGTGGTAATTTTACAGTAAACAGTAGTGCGGTTGTTGAAATAGGTATAATTTCAGCCATAGATATAAGTAACATAAATGCACCGATAATAACAGTTGGTAACTCTCAAATTGCGAACGGTACTATTAATAATGGTTTTATATTATTTAGTAAAGATAATAAAGCTAATCTAAGTTCTTTGTTAGGTTATTACTGTGAAACAAAGGTTAAAAGTAATTCAACTGTTGAGGAAGAGTTGTTTTCAATAGCTGTAGATACGTTTGAAAGTAGTAAATAACGATAAAAAAGTGTGATTATTTAGTTATAATTAAATTAAATATGAATAAAGATATAAAGTTATCTTCAAGAAAGAAAATCTTAGATTTTCAATCGATGTTAATCAGTGATGCTGATGAGGTTAACATTGTTACTCATCAAGACTCAAAGATATTTCCATTAAAGCATACGTTTGCAGATGGGATATATGTTAGACAAATGTCTATGAACCCAGGATCTGTAGTTGTTGGAGCAATACACAAACACTTACATGTTTGGTTTTTGTTAACCGGGCATATTTCAGTTGTCACAGAAGAGGTTACAGAAGATTATATATCACCATGCTACGTTGTTGCAACACCAGGAACTAAAAGAGTTATATACGCGCATGAAGAAAGTATATTTGTAAATATACATAAAAACCCTACTAATTCTCAAGATATAGAATGGTTAGAAAAAGAAATAGTAGCTAAAGATTTTAAAGAATATGAAGAATACATTAATCAAAACAAATAAGATATGAGTTTTTTACTAGTAGGTGCCGCGGCTGTCGGTGTTGGCGCTGGTGTAGCTAAAGCTATATCTGGTGGTAAAGCCAAGAAAGCTGCAAGAAAAGAAGCTGCCGCCGCAAAGGCAAGGCTAAACGCTCAAAAAGAAAAATTTAAGCAGTTGGACACGTCTAACCCATATAAAGATCTTCAAAATACTATGGAGGATCTAACCGTAAACACTCAGGAAGCTGAGTTCGCGGCACAACAACAACAACAAAACCAAGCAAACATATTGCAAAACATGAAAGGGTCTGCTGGTAGTTCTGGTATTGCTGGTTTAGCGCAGGCTATGGCTAACCAAGGTTCTATGGATGCTCAGAAGTCTGCAATATCAATAGGTAAGCAAGAGTCTCAAAACCAAATGCAAGAGAGAAGTATGGCTAGTCAAATACAAAACCAAAAAGCTCAAGGTGATATAATGTCTCGTGACATGGAAAGAAACAAAATATCAACACTAATGGGTATGGAAGCTGGAGATGTTAGTGCTGCTAACGCAAAGGTAGCTGCTGCTGATCAGAAAATGTGGTCGGGTATAACTGGGGCTGCCGGAGCTGTTACGGGTGCTTTGACTGGTGGAATGGGTGGTGCAGCTGGCGGGGCTGGTGGAATGCCTCAGATGGATTTCCAAAATCCTTTCTGGAAACAACAACCAGCAACATCATAATAAAATATAAGATATGAAAAAGAAAACACCTTTAAAACAAATGGATTCTGGTTTAGTAAACGCTTATAAAGAAGCTATGATGTCTGAAGTTCCACGTGGAGATGCTATGGGTAAAGGAATGGATGCCATAATGGATATGGCTAGTGGAGTTGTAGACAAAGCTTGGCAAGATAAGAACGCTGCTAGGGACAAAGAAAAAGAAAGAGTAAGACTAGCCAAGGAAAAAGGAGATAAAGTTGCTCAAGCTACTTTAGATATGGGAGGTTCTTTGGGTAAAAGTACTTTTGATAGTTGTTACCCAGCTGTAGAGTCTATTCAAGCTGAGTACGATGAAGCGGTTAAAAACAACGATAAAAAAGCTATGGCTATGGCTATGCAGAAACTAAACGAGTTTAGCGCTACAACAGGTAGTTTAAAAGAGCTTAACAGTGATGTCGCTTTAGCTAAAAAAGAAAACGATTTATCAGCTAATTGCAAGCCAGGTGGAAGAGAAGATACTATACTCACGAGTTTTTTAGATGATTCTACGAAAAAAAGAGTTAGTGCCAACGATGATGGAATGCAGATGTTTGAGTATGAAGTCGAGATTGATGGTAAGAAAGAGTGGGTTACACACGACGATGTTAGCAACATACTTGAGAAAAATAGAACTGACCACGAATCTATAGCTGATGTTAGGGATTTAATAATACAAGCTGGAGATGCTGCTGATGATGAGAATAGAGCTGGAAAAGAGTTCAATGATTATGACGAGGTTAGGACTACCTCTAAGATGAATACTATAATAAAAAAGGGCAAACTAAACTCTTTGTTGTATGATGATGTTTTAGAAAATGGAGAGCCTTTTGTTGATGCTATATATGAAAATCCAGAGATAAAAGGTATGACTTACGAGTCTCTTGGATTAACGCAAAAAGATATTGCTGCTAAGGTTGATACTAATAACGATGGTGTGATACAGGAAAATGAAGCTCAAACATTGCTAGAGCTTGGTCATAAGGATATGATTGTTGACGCTTTAATTAACTCTGACAACCCTAACTTTGATGAAGAAAGAACTAGAGGCGTTATGGCTAACTACTTTAGCACGGCTGTAAAGCAACAATATGGAAAAAATAAAAACAAAGGTAAACAAACAACACAGGTAGATAATGCGGCTGATGGAACTATGTATCAAAAAAATAGTGATGGATCTATGTCACCGATGAGCCCAGCAAGCGATCAATTTAAAAACATGACAACAGAAGAGTTGTTAGCTATGTATCCAACAAACTAAATTAAATATGACTAGAGAACAATTAGGAGAGGTACTTCAAAAGATGGCTGCTGATGGACAGCCAAAAGAAAACATGGATAAAGTCGCTGCTCATTACCAGGGCGTTATAGCGAAGTCAAAAGAAGCAGAAGAAAACCCTCACAAAAACTCAGATGGCACTTGGAAAACAGTTGCCCAAATAGAAGAGGAACAGTTTGGAACAAAAAAAGAAAAAGGCTCTCAGACGACCGATGCGACTGTAGAGCCTCAAATAGTATCCGAAGGTACGGAATCACCATCGGAAGATGGTTCATCGGAATCACAACCTCAAGGTTATCAGCCTAATACCCCAATAACAGATGGTGGTTACGAATATAAGTTTGATGTAAACAAAGATGGCTTAGGTGTTTACTATACTAGAAAGGTAGGTGAAAATGACTGGATAAACGTTTCTGAAACTCAACCTGGTAGTGCGGCTGAAGTTTCTATAGCTAGTGAGTTTGGGCACGCTGATTTTGATAAGTCCGCATACTTCAAACAAAAGAAAGAAATAGAAAAGCAAAAAGAAGAGGAGGAAAGAAGAACATCAAACCCTACGTCATTCGCTGATATAGGTATGACTAAAGATTTAGATGGTAGTTTACTACAGGGAGATTTTAGGTACGTTTTTGATAAGAATGATCAGAAATGGTACAAACAACCTAAGCATGGTATACCTGTAATGGCTGTTAATCAAAAAGGAGATGAAGTGTCTGAAGAGCTAGTAAGCCAAATAAACTCTTTACATAATGATGGTCAAGCTTCTTCTATAGGTATTAAAAAAGAGGGTGATATGTCTAGCTACCTGTATGCGCCGATACCTCCAATGCCTCTCGATATAGACTTAAACGTTACTTCTAAAAACGATTGGGAAGGAGCATTACACACCCAAATGAGTGGTGATGATGCTAACAGGGAATCTATTAGAATAAAATCGTTAGGTTATGATGATGAGTTTGATATAAGAAACACCAAGACTTGGGTTAACATGGAAGAAAGCGCTTTTGAATCTGCTATTGAAAATGCTTACCCAGGTATTTCTGTAGAACAAACTGGAGCGGGAAACGCTGCTTATATATCGGTTCCTTGGAGTGATAAAAAAATATACGTAGATTTAAAACCAGAAGATGGTTTGTTTGGTAGTTCTAATGATGAGGTAGACAAGGTGTTAAGAAATTTTAAAAGAAGATACTTAGAAGAAGTAGAGTCTGGTAAGATAAATAACTCTTTGTCACAATTACTAAACACTAGAGGCACGGGTGATACATTTGTTGAGAGCGATGTTGTTAAGTTTAATGATATGGCTAAAGAAATAGATGGTTTAAACTTAAGCGTAACAGAAAAGTTTCAGTACGATGGCGCTGGTGATATGATTGCTGGTTATGAGGTTTTTGCTGGAGGTGAGACAAAATGGTTTGAAACAGCACCTGAGGTAAACAATTTTATATACGAAAACATGTCTAGCGAAGACGTAGCAGCTATACATGCTCACGAGCTGAAATTAAAAACAAGCTTAATAAAAGAAAGAGAAACTTATGTAGATGATAAGTACGAAAGCCTTGAAAGAGAAGAAGTTTTAGAGACGTTTTACAAAGACTCATTACTACCAACCATGATGTTTGACCTTGGAGAAAGTGGCAACCACAGCGGTATGTCTCAAGA